AATTGTTGATAAGTCAAACAATCAAGCATCTGGCACTGGATCTACAACTCTAAATGATGGACTTTCTCATGGAAACTACCCATATGGAACAAGAGTTCAAGATCATACAATCTCTCTGAATGTTCCAGATGTTATTGAGATTCATGGCGTATTTGAATCTGCGGATACGAATGATGCGACTGCACCTAAAGTCACTTTATCTAACATCAACAGTACATCTACAACTACTGCTGAATTGTTAGTTGGGGAGTCCTTTATTGGCGAAACAACGGGATCTGAGGCAATTGTTGCAGAAAAACTAACTTCAGGCCAGATTTCGTTCATTTATAAGAATGATATTCAGTTTGTAGAGGGTGAAACTGTTACCTTCCAAGAGACGGGAATTCAAGGAATTGTCTCAACTTTAAATTCTGATAGTTTTGACATTTCCGGCAACTTTAAGTTTAGAACTGGTCAAGAAGAAACTTTCTACGATCATGCAAGACTGGAAAGAAAAGAAGGATCTATAGCACCTGCTAAGAAACTTAAAATCTATTATCTGAGTGCTTCTTATGAATCCACTGATAATGGTGACATTACAACAGTAGAATCTTACAAAAATTTTGATTATGCGACTCAGATTAAATCTGTAAATGGATTTGCAAACTCTGATATAATTGATATCCGTCCAAGAGTTTCTGAATATACTGCATCTGAGGGTAGCAGATCTCCACTAGAATTCCTTGGAAGAACATTTAATGCTGCAGGAAACTCTGCAACTAACGCTTTAGCATCTGATGAGGCAATTCTTACAACATTCTCCCATTATCTTGGTAGAATTGACAGAGTATTCTTAGACAAAAAAGGTAAGTTTCAAGTTGTATATGGAACTCCATCAGAACTTCCTCAAAGACCAAACCCAATTGATGAAGCACTTGAAGTTGCTGAAATTACTTTACCTCCATTCTTATATAATGTTAAGCAAGCATCTCTTAGATTCTTAGAACATAAGAGATTTAGAATGACAGATATCAAGAAACTTGAAAATAGAATTTCAAGTCTTGAATATTATACATCTCTTTCTACTTTAGAAACTACCACTGCAAATATGTTTGTTGCAGATGCTGATGGTTTGAATAGATTTAAGTCTGGTTTCTTCGTTGATAATTTTACTGGATTTACAGCTCAAGAAGATGGACTTAAAATTAAAAATAGTATTGATAGGGCACATAAAGAGTTAAGACCAAGACATTATACAAACTCTGTTGATCTCATCTTTGGCCCTGTTGTTGATACTGATTTAACAGCAGATCTTAATTTTGCCACTATTGAGGGTAATAATATTAGAAAGGCAAATGATGTAATTACACTTGACTATAGCGAAGTTGAATATATTAATCAACCATTTGCTACTAGAACTGAAAGTGTTACTCCTTTCTTAATTAGTTTCTGGCAAGGGACTATGGAACTTACCCCTGCCTCTGATACCTGGGTAGACACTGTGAGACTTGAAGCTAAAGTCATCGATGTTGAGGGTGACTATAGTTCAACAGTTGAAATGTTGAGGAGGACAGAAAATCTTGATCCACAAACTGGTTTTGCTCCTATCGTTTGGAACGCTTGGGAAACTAACTGGACTGGATTTGAATTTAATGATACTACAGTAAGAAGAACTCAGTCTTCAACGGGTGGTAGAAGAGGTGTTGGTGGTTGGATTAATAACTTTAGTGGAGGTTTTGGAAACCCTGCAAGAATTCTTGAAACTACAACTACAACTACTGTAGAGGACACATTAAGAGAAACTATTCAAACTGGAGTTGAATCAAGAACTGGTTTACAAACAGTTGTTACTGAACAGTTTGATAGAGAGTCTGTTGGAGACAGAACTGTAAGTAGAGACCTGATTGCAACTATGAGATCAAGAAACATTGAGTTTGTTTCTAAGAGAATGAAGCCCCTAACTCAAATGTATGGTTTCTTTGATGGTGAAAATGTAACCAAGTATTGTGTACCTAAACTCCTTGAGATTGAAATGGCATCTGGAACATTCCAGATTGGTGAAACTGTTGTTGGTAGAATGGTTGATACTGGTCTTGGTCCAGTTGAAAGAGGAAACAGACCAAGAATTACATTTAGAGTTTCTCAATCCAATCACAGAGAAGGCGAATATAATGCACCTGATCAGGTTTTTAGAGAGAATCCTTATATTGGATCTCCCCTTCCTTCCGTATATTCTGCAACTTCAACTATCTTGAATGTTGATACATTCTCTCTGTCTAATGAGGCGCAGGGACAATATAGCGGTTATGTTGCAGAAGGAATGGTTCTTAAGGGATCAACTAGTGGTGCAGAAGCAACGATTACAAACGTAAGACTTATCTCTGATCTTGCAGCAAATCTAACTGGTAGTTTCTTTATTCCAGATCCAAACGTTCTTACTCATCCAAGATTTGAAACAGGAACTAAAGTTTTTACTCTTACCAATGATATTGATAATGATCCCAACGTAGCAACAACTATTGCTGAAGAAGGGTTTACTGCTTCAGGAACACTTGAAACAGTTCAAGAAAATATTATTTCGGTAAGAAACGCAAGAGTAGAACAAAGACAAGAATTCCAAGAAAGAAACGTAAACAGAAATCTTGGAACAGAAGTTGTAGGATCTCAAGTTGTTAATCAATCTTCTCAAGAAAATATTGTTGGATGGTATGACCCTCTTGCACAATCTTTCTTAGTTGAAGAGGAAACAGGAGTATTCGTTACCAAGTGTGATGTTTACTTTAGAACAAAAGACGATAATGATGTTCCTTTGGTATTCCAACTTAGAACCATGGAGAATGGATTCCCAACTCAAAAAATTCTTCCCTTCTCTGAAATTGTTATTGATCCTGCAGATATTGATCTTTCTGATGATGGATCAGTTGCAACTACAATTGAATTTAAGGCTCCTGTTTTCTTAGAAGGTGGTCAAGAATATGCAATTGCTCTTGCATCTAACTCAACTAAGTATAGCGTCTACATCTCAAGAATTGGTGAGAATGATCTCCTTAGTGACACCTTTATCTCCAATCAACCATATCTTGGATCTTTGTTTAAGTCTCAAAACGCATCGACTTGGGAAGCAAGTCAATGGGAAGATCTTAAGTTTATAATGTATAGAGCGGACTTTATTGATTCTGGAACTGTAGAATTCTATAGTCCTGAACTGACTGAGGGTAATAGACAAATTCCAACTCTTCAACCTGATGCAATTGAACTTAGTTCCAGAAAGATTAGAGTTGGTCTTGGAACTACAGTTGCAGATTCTGGATATGAACTTGGTAATACTTTCTCACAACAAACAACTAATGCAACTGGCGACTTGGTTGGAACTGCAGGAACTGCTGTTGGTAATCTGACAATTTCAAATGCTGGTATTGGTCTGACTCCAAATGACGGATCACTTACTTTTACTGGAGTTAATCTTGTTACTCTGAGTGGTAATGGTAGAGGTGCTCAGGCTGAAATTACCGTTTCTGATGGAGTCATAGTTGCAAGTGGTGCAACCATTAGCAACGCAGGCGGTAATGGATATCAAGTCGGTGATGTTCTTGGAATTACAACCATCGGTAACGCATCCGTTGGTAGAAATGTAAGACTCACAGTCACTGGTATTGGTCAAACCAATGAACTTATATTTGAAAATGTTCAAGGTGAGTTTGCAGTTGGTGCTGCAAAAACTATGATGTATGTCAATAGTGCAGGAATTACAACTGAACTTAATTATGGTCTTCCTGGAGGAGTAGGCGGTGATGTTCAAGTTTCAACTATCAATGTTGACACTGACGGACTTCACTTGAAAGTGAATCATCAAAATCATGGAATGTATTTCACTGATAATAGAGTTATTATTTCTGGAGTTTCTCCTGACATCAAACCAACAAAACTGAGTGCATCTTATGCATCAGATTCAACTAGTGGACTATCTGTTGATAATGCCACTAACTTCACATCTTTTGAAAATGTTGGTGTTGGCACAACCAATACTGGTTATCTTATGATTGGTGAAGAAATAATTGAATATACCTCAGTCACTGGCAATAGTATTGGTGGTAATATTATAAGAGGAACAAATTCAGTCACATATCCCGTTGGAACTCCAGTATTTAAGTATGAACTTGGTGGAGTTAACTTAAGTAGAATCAATAAAACTCACACATTAAGTGAAGTTTCTATCGGAAACTCGATTACTTATGATTCTTACAATATTAAGTTAGATATGTCTGAGAAGTTCAACTCTGAAAATGATGACAGAAGCAATGATGTTGGTCATCCAAAACTTTATATTGGTGCAACTAAGTCTTCTGGTGGAACTAAGATCAAGGCAACTCAAAACATGCCCTTTGAGATTATTACACCAATTGTTCAGAATGTAACTACAAGAGGAACTTCTATTAGTGCAGAAGTAAGAACTGTTACCGGTAAGAGTATTAGTGGCAATGAAATTCCTTATGTTGATAATGGATTTGAACCTCTGGTAGTTAATTCACCAAACTATCTTGATTCTACTAGAATGATTTATTCTAAGGTAAATGAAGATGTTAAATTGGTTAATATTGAAGGATCTAAATCTCTTCAAATGAGAGTCAATATGGTAACAACTGATTCTCATATTTCACCTGTTCTTGATGGTCAAAGAGTTAGCACCATTCTCTCCTCTAATAGAGTAAACGATGTAATAGTCGATGTTGCAACAGATTCAAGAGTAAACGGAGTTTTTGACGATCCAACAGCTTGTCAGTATATTTCAAAAGAAATTAAATTGACGAATCCTGCAACTTCTCTCAAAATTATTCTTGATGCTCACATCAATGATTATTCTGGAATTAAAGCATTCTATGCCATAAGTAATAAAGATGGATTTAATCCAATCTTTGTTCCATTCCCTGGATACAAAAATATTAATTCTAGAGGTCAAATTATTGATGCTGCTAACAACAACGGAGATCCAGATGTGCTTGTAGGTAAGACTCCTACATTCGGATTTGATAGTGGATCCATCGAATTCAAAGAGCACACGTTTAGTGTTGAACAATTACCAACATTTAGATCTTATAGAATTAAGATTTTACTTACTGGAACAAATCAAACTTATGTTCCAAGAATTAAAGATCTTAGAGTTCTAGCTTTAGCATGATGTATAAGGTAAAAGATCACGCGGATCTCAGGCGAGATCCGCATACTGGAGCGATATTAAATATGAATTCTTTAGATCATGAAAAATACATTGCAAGACGTGAGGTGAATAATAAAGAGCATCAAAAAGTACAAACAATTGAGGAAGAAGTTGCTAGTATGAAAGATGACATTAACGAAATTAAGTCACTATTAAAGGAGTTAATCAATGGACCCAAATGATATTAGTTTAGATAATCTTTCTAAAAGTTTTGAATATACTAAGTTGTCCGGTGAAATAGATAGTTGTAGTGATCTCGAAGAACTTAGAAATATTGCTAAGTGTTTTTGTAAACTTTATTATAAACAGCAGGAAACAATGCAAGTAATGGGTTTAGCAAATGGCAACTAAGAACGTAACCTTTGATCCTGATGCTGGAGTTCCAAAAGGTGTTAATCTAACCATTCACACTGGATCAGATTTTGCGACAAATTTTAATGTCGTTAATACTTCTAATAGTGCCTTTAATCTTACTGGTTATAGCGCATCATCTGCAATGTCAAAGAGTGTTGCTATTGGAGCAACTCTTGGTATTACCACTTCGTTCTCTGTTGGATTTACAAGTGCCTATGATGGTAAGTTTAAAGTATCTTTAAACTCTACACAAACAAGAAGTTTGAATGAAGGTAGATACGTTTATAATGTATTAGTAAGTTCAGGCACCACAGTTTATAGTATTGTAAACGGCAATGTTTTAGTTATCGCAGGAATAACTACAGCGCCATCATAAATATAGTTACGGAATTAGTGTATAAATGGCTCAACCCGCAAGCAGGTCTGACCTCGTAAACTACTGTAAGAGACAACTGGGGGCACCAGTATTAGAAATCAATGTTGCCGATGAGCAAATTGATGATCTAATAGATGATGCACTACAGTATTTTTATGAAAGACATTTTGATGGTGTTGTTCAAACTTTTTTAAAGTATAAAATTACTGAAGCAGATATTGATAGGGGTAGAACAAGAGGAAATAACAAAACAGTTGGAATCGTAACCACAACTGCAGATGCAACTATTGATAATCAAACAGTAACTTTCTCATATGAAGAGAATAGTAATTATATTCAAGTACCACCATCAGTTATTGGGATAACTAAAATTTTCAAATTTGATGGTGCCAACACTGTAACTAATAATATGTTCAGTGTAAAATATCAAATGTTCCTCAATGACATATATTATTTTGGAGGAACTGAATTACTGACTTATGCAATGACAAGATCCTATCTTGAAGATATGGACTTTTTGTTGAACACACAAAAACAAATTAGATTTAATCAAAGACAAGATAGACTTTACTTAGACATTGATTTTGCAGAATTGAGTAAGGATAATTATATCGTCCTTGATTGTTATAGATTACTTAATCCAAATGAATTTACAAGAGTTTGGAATGACTCTTTCCTTAAAAGATATGTAACTCAATTAATCAAACGTCAATGGGGACAAAATCTAATGAAGTTCCAGGGAGTTAAATTGCCTGGAGGTATTGAATTGAATGGTAGACAAATCTATGATGATGCACAAAAGGAATTAGATAATATAAGAGAAATAATGTCTAATACTTATGAAATTCCCCCTATGGACATGATTGGTTAAAGATATGCTTAACCCATACTTTCAGCAAGGATCAAGGTCTGAACAAAACTTAATTCAAGATCTCATTAATGAACAGTTGAGGATGTATGGTGTTGAGGTGCATTATCTCCCAAGAAAATATATTTCCGAAAATACTGTTATAAAGGAAGTAATACAATCAAAATTTGATGATGCATATCCAATAGAAGCATATGTTGATAACTTTGAGGGATATGGAGACACATCTACAATTTTATCTAAGTTTGGAATTCAGGCAACAAATGAGATAACTTTAATTATATCAAAGGAGAGATTTGAAACTTATATTTCCCCTCTTATAAAGAATGAAGAAAATATCAAATTGTCAACTAGACCAAAAGAGGGAGACTTAATTTACTTCCCTCTTGGGGATCGTTTATTTGAAATAAAATTTGTAGAGCACGAAAAGCCTTTTTATCAATTACAAAAGAATTATGTTTATGAGTTAAGATGTGAATTGTTCCGTCTTGGAGATGAAGTTATTGATACTGGTGTTGAGGATATTGATGATATTCTAACTGGTGGTGAATCTGATGGATTGTCCGAAGATGGTCTGTCCACAACCATTGGACCATCTCAAACTTTAACATTAGTCGGAACTGGAGTAACAGCAACTGCGGTAACTGGAATTATTACTTCCGGTGGTATTAGATTGATTACAATGACTAATAGAGGAGGAGGATATACAGGAGTACCAAGAATAGGAATATCCTCTGCTCCCTCTGGTGGAGTTACCGGTATAGCATCTGCTAGAATGATTGGAGGAATTGTTGTATGTAATCAGAGTGCAAATCCAAAAGCAAGATCTGTTCAAGCAGTTGATATCGTAAATCCAGGTTTTGGATATACCGTAGCACCTGGTGTTAGATTTATTGGCGGTGGTGGAGCAGGTGCTGCAGCTACAACTAAAATTGGTGATGGAATTGTAGGTATCGTTACTCTTACTGATGCTGGTTCTGGATACACAACATCACCA